CTAAGGCTTTGTATCATGGGAACCTATAATCAAAAGTAGTTTTTTATCTTTAGATGTTGCTTCTATTGTATAGGAACAATCCTGGTAGAATAGGTTGTCACTATACTTCTTTTGGCTGTTTTGATTTTGGGAGTGTTTAAGAAAACAATCGAATAACATTCCTGTGTGAATTTTCATACTGATAGTTTTTAAGTTTCCTCTTAAAAGAGGCACGGACCGTACTTCTCTGATTCTGAAGGTATGGTGGTGCCGACCTAACAAAACAGAGTAAGTAAGCCCGTACCATATCAGCACACGGGTTACATACTCATCTTGTTTTGTTATTCTTTAAAGCACCACCTTTTTCAGAATCAAGACGTTACGAAACGCTGTATTAATTACATTTCAAAATAAAGTTGGATTTCTCCCCAACTTCATTAAGTGCAAAGATATACATTTTTTGAATATAAATTCTTTTTCTTTCTACTTTTTGTTTGAAGTGTAATCTTTTGTCTGTTCTTTTAATTGTTACCTTTTGTTGCTTCGTTTTTTTTAGAGGAGATTGGAGTCACTTATGAAATTAGTCAAATTCGATTATTAAGTGAGCCACGGATTTTGATATGGATCATACTTCGTCTGAAAAGTAGCCATCTGCCAATCCATTACTTCTAGCTTGTCTCCGGCAAGTTTTCGTGGTATTTGAGGATTTAATTTTAGTTTTGCTGCATCACTTAACCACTTCATGGAAGTTTCATAGTCCTTTAATCTGACAACACTTACATTATTGGGTGCAATAAGTTTAGTTAATTCATAAACAGCCAAACGTAACATGTGCTTTTTGAGATTATAGTTTCTAGGGTCATGTAAAGACAAATTGCAGCCAATTTCAGGAATGTCGGCATTCACATCTATTTCCGGATAAAAGACTTTGCCCTTATACACAACATACTCATGACTATTTAACTCATATTTGTTGTAATCTGAATCATAGTCAGCTATGGCTCCCCAGCAGTCTTCTTCTACAGGAGTTTTAATATTGTCGAATCCTTCTGATGATATCAGGGTGTAAAAGGTGCCGTTAAATTGAACTATGTCCCATAAAGAGTATTCTATCGGTTCCCATTCAACAAAAGCAGCCTCAAGCCATGCTGAGACTGAAGGTATTCTGACGTTTCTGAATTTGTATCCGTTTTCATCTAAACAAACATAGGCAACTGCGTTATATCGTATAATATCGCCTTTTTTATAAGTAGCGAATTGTGAATAGGGGGGAAGGGAGTCTACATTAATATTCGGATGGGTATATTCTTCCCAATAATCCGCTATGGCAGGTGCTTTGTATCCTGAAATGGAACGTATAATTTCATATAGCTTCCCTTCATAGTATATATGAGCTCCAACAGGATAAGTGATCATACGGTTATATTCTGCTATGTATTTCCCTTTGTTCAATTCTGCTTCTATCTCATAGTTTTCTGACAGGTACTCTGTTATACTCATCTCAGCTGATTCTTCAGCCTGAATGAAATGTTCGGAGTTTCCTCTTGTCATTTGGGTAAGAGCTTCGGGAGTAATGATACTCAGGTAATCACTGTTGTTTAAAAAACGTCTGTACATAGTATTAGTAATTAAAACCATCATAATGGGCAACAGTTGTATGTAATGTGGAAGAACTGTCGCCTCCATTTTTAAATTTGTTCCACATATCTCTCAAATAATAACAGAGAAGATAATCCAGGCAATCTGAAAGATGGCCGTATTTCTCATATTTTACTCCGGTTCTTGAGTCGGTAACTTTAGACTTGTTTTTACTGCCGTCTTCATTTTTTAGTTGATAAAGCAGGTCTTCAGTCAGTTTACGACATCTTATATCTATTTGGATTTCCCAGTTTCCAAACCCTGAGAATAATTCATTGATAAACTCACAACGTGTGGTTTGTGGAGGCTGTTTCTTCAGCAATTTTATCTTTGGCCTTAAAATGCCCTTGCCGAAGGTATCGGTGATAATTGTAAAATTGTTTACCCCGTCTTCCGAAGTGGTGGAGCGTTGTAACCCTGCCGGATCTCCTGTCACATCCACTCCACCAATATGCTTTTCCCTATACAGTTTCTTCTGTATCTTTCGTGCAAGTCCAGGAGTGTTATTTTCCTTATCTTCGGCTTTACCCAGTATCTCTTCCAGAATATAGACTTTCTTGTTATCATAGTCTATTTGTGCCAATAACGTCGACATATGGGGGACTACATTAAAATCCCATACGGTAATAAGGGGTTTGGAAGGGTCATAGACTTTCTCTTTCAATCCTGTAACCAGATGCTTATTGCCGTCAAATAGTCTATAAATGGCCATGTCGTTTGCCTCAATGAAGTCCCAGTTGCCATAGAGTAGCCTTTCCTTAGTCGCCTGGTCGCTGATTTTATTAAGAGCTGCCTCGTAGGTCTGACGGAATGCGATGTCAGGATTGTCGAACACAGAGAAAGGAACATAGAATTCGCCCTCACGTGTTGTAACTTTATCACCGTTTCTATCTTGTACGAAGCGTTCACGTATCCAGTTAGTAGTCGGATTGGTTGTCAATAACATCTTAGATACTTTAAAAGTTTCGTGTGTTTTCCAGCGAAGACGGGAAAACAAAACTTCAATAGCTTTTTGACTGATTTCTGAGACTTCATCCACCGCACAAATTGTAACTTCCATGGAACCAAATCTTTCAAAGTTGGGATCTGAAGGTTGATCCGCCAAGTCCAGCATGAGAATGACTGAACCATTCCAGAACCTCAGTGTACCGGCTACATTGTTAATATGATAATGCTGATCTTCAACTAGTCCCCACTTCTTTATAATCATGCGTATAGTATTCCACGTGGATTCCTTTAGTGATTTTAATGTCTTACGTGCTACGACTGCACGTAAATCAGGAAAACGGATACAACTACTTACCAGCCACACACTTGCCAAATAACTTTTACCACCACCAGCAGCTCCCCCGCCTAAAATCAGTTGAGGGACATTATGGTTACCACATTTGGAACAATATGGCTTATATTGCGGATTTAGGTTTGCATCGTATCCTATTAGTTTTTGTTGAATCTCTCCACCGCATCGTGGACATTCCGGCTGGAGTAGTTTCCAAAGTTCGTATTGCTTAGGAGATGGACAAAAGTCAATTTTAAGATTCCTGGGGGCTTTTAATCTTATACCCCCCATCAGATTATTTCAATCGTTATATTCTTTTCTTTCTCCAGCAATAGATTCAAAGCGTCAGATGTGTTACGAGAATTCAGTACTTTTCCTTTTACAGAATTGACGCCAATGATTATACATCCGGCAGAATCTTTTTCCGTTGTTCCGCTGTGGATCAAAATGCCGATGAAGTGAGGGACATTATGCAATAGAGGAAGTCTGCGTTTGAATTTAGGACTGTACTCCATAGTAACTTTGTAGATACCTGCCGGGATAGCAGTCTGGGCATACACTTTCCCTTTGCATTTACAGGCAATACCTATAGAAGTGTTTGGACATGCTAATGGCAGTGAACGCACTTTATCTTCGATAGTGTTACAAAAGAAGTTTCCATCTATCAGCAGATCTCCTATGGTATACGTTTTCCCATAGAATTTTCGTTTCAGTGTGATTTTCATATTTGTGTTATGGTTAAGGTTATATATGAACGAATAGATTTTTATCTTAGATTAGTTTAGATGAATATAGACGCTGGTTTAGTGAATATTCAAAATATGATTGTATAAGATTCAATTTCTAAAATAATTTAAGGTGTTCGAAGTGAACACCTTGTTTAGAGTGTGTGGACTTCTATATAGAAAACTTTCCAATTTCCTCAATTTGCCTTGTAACTTTCTTCTTCATACCTTCAAGCTCTTCATTATCATCTTTAATATTCTGTATTTTAGTTTGATTTTTTTCTATCTGTACCGTCATGTCAGCTTGAATACGCTTCAATTTTTCAATAGTAGCGTTAAACACACGGTTTGCACATTCGATTTTCCCTTTAAAAGACTTTTTCCAAATCATACTTTATTTCTTTTGAATTTTTATAAACTCTGAATAATTAATATAAACATAAGGATTATCGCTGCTTATACTTTGGTGTACAGCCTTTACTTTCCATCTCCACCATAAGAATTTGTGTTTATACTCTAACCAAATTGCCTGTTGTAAATTAACAGGCAGATATAGCTTACCTTTCAACAGGTTATCTTCAATCGTTCCATCCAGTTTCAAATGAGGAGTATCCATTTCTACTTTACGGATTGAAACTGTTATAGTATCGTAAACGATAGTAGAATCTCGAATTTCAGCCTGAATAGGTGCATCCACAGTTATTTGATGTTTACCTACGGCTTCCAAATCCTTAATCCGTATTCCCATTTTCTTTATCTGAGCAGCATCGGTGGCCCTGTATTTTTCGTATTCATCAACTGTAAGTTTTAGGGTTTGTACTTCAACAACCCTTGTGCAAGAATCGATTTTCAGTCTTTTTATATCAGAAAGAAGAGATTCCGTATTTGCTGAATAGCGGTCACGTTCTTGTTTCAGGTGTTTTATCTGTACCCTTAATAAGTGAATTGTAACCAATGCTGCAGCCAAGATGACAATAGTTGTTATGCTGATCCTATTCATCTTCATCATCAATGGATTCTTGTGGAATGAACCAGATATCATCACCCAGATAAGGTTCTCCCGTCAGTTTGACAAGATATCCTTTATTCAACCGCTGGATAGAGGTCAATACCTCCAAGACTTCTGCTTCCCGACCTGCGAGAGTGGTTAATCTGTCAAACTTTAAAGCTTCCGACATTTTTATCGTAACGACATCACCTACATTAATCATAGTTTTTGTTATTAATATATTTACAATTAAACAATAATCTGTATTCCTCCATTCTTCTCTTTTTTATGGAAGGAACTACTTTCCCTTTATGGTGGCAAAATGAAATATAGTCATCGTATATATCCCTGTTTCCTTTCTCCAGTTTTCTTATTAAATTGGATTTCAGCTTTTTCCCGAACCCTAAAAGTCTGTATTCACCCACATTATAGGCTAAAGTGCCTAGAATAAGTGAGTCTCTTCCAAAATCACGGAATACCCCACATTTTATACGAAGGTCTTTTCTGAGGAGCAAGTCTGCAAACTCTTCTGAAATCCGATGGTCAAATGCTTCTCCTTTGAGCAGGCGGTGCCCATATCCGACATATGGGAAATGTTCTCGTGAATGCCAGCCTTCATATTTTTTGATGCAGGCAACCGCCGTCTCAAATAAGTCAATCTCTGGTTGCTGGAAGTCCGTTGTTTTATGTAAATCAACAATACATTCTTTTCTTCCTATCTGAAAAGAATCCTGGATTAACAAAAGCAGCGGGCATAATAGAATCACCTTTCTATTCAATGGTTACCTTTTAATAGTTCCTTGATATCTTCCCGCATCTCTTTCAGGTCAGCCCTCATGGATGTAAATTGTGCCATAGTTGCTTCAAATACGGTTTTATCCAGTTTGATGGCATCTATCTTCTCGTATTGGTCATTGATCTTCATCTCCAGTGAGGTGCACTTGTCGGTCAGTTCGGCTATCCGTGATATATTATTCATGTGCTGAACGTACATTGTTACGATAAAGGCTACAACAGCGGTCAAAGTCTTGAAGTTATTAAGGACGAATTCTCTAAATTGTGTCATGTGTCAGGTATTTATTGAGTTAAAAAGCAAAGCAAAAGCGTCTGTCAAAGCACGAATCATCTTTTCTGCCGCATCGACATCTTTTAATCCGTAGAGGGCTAATCCTGTTATCAGCACCATAAAGATTCCTCTTTCCAGGTTCTTTCTTTTATCAGGAGTCATTCTCGTGTTTGTTTGATGCGGGTATGACAACATTAAAGATTACACCACTTTCACCCTCAATCTTGAATCTTGCCTCTTGTGAATGCTTGATTGGATAAAGCTCCATCAAAGCCTTGGCGGCATTTACTGAAACTGCCCTGAGAGGTGCCGGTGACAGACTTACCCCAAACTTGTCTTCGTAATTGCCCGTAGCAGTTTCCTCCATAACGGCTTTCAATGTCTCTGCAACCTGTAACTTAACTGCAATGGTCTCCATATCTGCATGTGTTTTTTCAACAAGTTTTTTTATATGAGCCTGGATATATGGTTTGGCCAGCAGTTGTCTTCCGGACATTAGAGCTTTATCTTCGTCCGCATAGAAAACCTCTTTATAACATTTGCCATGTTGTCCGGCGAACTGTATCCCTCCACATACATAAAGATTACAGAACTCTTCCTCTTCACGGGTTAGCCGCTGTTCTGTATCGTCACATTTTTTTTCATTTTTCATACTTTCAATAAATGATTTTGAACTAAGTCCGGCATAAGTAGAAACCGGACTTATGGCTCTTTTCAAAGAATAGACTTTTCAGGAGGTACAGGTTGTATAATTTCAGACTTTTTCTCAATCAGTTGTTCCATTAATGATTGATAGAAAATATCTGCCAAGGCATCTGCACAACTCTCCGCATCAGCCAGGGAATTGATTAGTTTCATGTTGAAGGCAATTCTCAGATCATACCCTGTAATAGCGGCCATCAGTTCGTTACCGTCATACCCTTGTACCCCGAATAGCATCTTGTCACTTTCTTTTTTGAATGAAATTATTTCCTCGTCTTCCATATGCTTAGAGCTTAGATTTTAAAGTGCATTCTTGTTTTTTCTTTTCTGGGCAGCAAAGTTTCTCCGCTCTCTCCGTTCATCCTTAAACGATTAGAACAAACAGCAACTACATGATGCGTTGCTTCAACATCTGCGTCGGCGTCATGTGCATCCTCCAGCTCAATCCCCAGCCGTTCAGCTAATAATTCCAGTTGATAAGAGGTGACTTCCGGATTATGTGCAAAGCACAATCGTCCCAGGTCAATGGTATCGATATAATGGGGTTGAAAGTTCCCATAAAAGTCTGTAGTACCTGCAAACACCTTCTCAAAGTCTTTTATTAATCCCGCATAGTTTATAATTTGCTGGAGAAAGCCTATATCAAATGTGATATTTTGTCCTATCAACACCGGCTTGGTTTGCTTTCCTTTGGTTAAGGTACAGCGCTCGCCCAAGTGGATAATATCCTTTGCTATTTCATGGATATTCACACCCTGCTGGATAAGCATGTCCATAGTGATACCGGAATAAGCCAATGCCTCCTGGTCATAGCCCATTGGCTGTGATCGCCCAAAGCCTTCCAGTTCCAGTTCACGCTTGTTCTTTAAGACCTTACGTTTGGCCGGGCCTCCAATTTCCTGTTTATCGTATGGTTGAATGTACCTGACATAGCGGTCAATGACCTGCCAGTTGTCCATCCGGACTGCATGCATTGCTATCTGTGTACATGCACTTTTGGTACAATCCAACCCTCCTGTCTCGAAATCAAGTACAATTCCGACGAAGATTTTAGGTTCTATTTTAGGTGCTGCCATACTAAAGCCGATTAAATTCACACAAGATTTTGTACTCGAACTCTTCTTTGGAAACATCATTCCGAATAATGCAGTCAAAGAACTTCTCACCTAAGTGTTTACGTCCTTTATCCCGCTTGAGCCGGTTTGAATCGATACCTCGCAAAATGAGGACATCCTGCGGACAGATAATCAGAACAGAAACAATATCATAACGTTCACAATGATTATAATACAGCATTTCTAGTCCACTCTCGTCTATGACGTAACAACAAATACCTTTACAGGGAACCTGCTCATGCAGAGCGAAATATTCATATCCTCCAAAGCTCGTATATGCCAGCATGTCTTGCTTATCCGGAAGCTGGGAAGCATTTATGAAATAATGCCCTACACCATCAGTTTCTCCAGGTCGTTTGGGGCGTGTGGTGTATGATACAATAGTTGGTACATTCAATTGATTTCGTAGAAATTCAGCCATATAGGTCTTGCCTGAACCGGAATCTCCAACGATGGCAATAATGATAGGTTTCATTTATAGACTCATAAGAGTGGATGTTTTGTAGGTTTGTAAATTGTTGGCGCCATTATAATCACTATAGCGAATGACAGCACTAATAATAATCACTTTATTGGTCACATCGGTTATTTCTTTCTTATGTTCGGTGTAGTAATCGTTCCACATAACCAGCTCTATCATATCATTGTTCTGTTGGAGTTTCAGTTTGCAGAATTTTTTCTTCTCACCGGTGTTTTTGTCTTTGTATGACATCTCAGACATTTCAGAGACTGTGACACAGACAACAATCCTTTTACCTTCATTCTCAAGAATGGAAGCATCACGTAATGACATATAACAGACTTTTCCTTTCAGTTTGTTTCTGGCTTCGGAATTATCATAGATACGATGATAATCAATACTGCCTACACCTGATACGGCAATTTGCTGCATGGACCTGTCAATGATTCAGGGAAATCTTCTTCAGAAAGCTGGAAGCTGAGTGCTTTGGCCGCTCGTGTCAGAATTGAGTACCGTTCAGTTATTGCCTTTACATTTTCCAATTTGTCAAAACAACCGGACAGGACTAAATTTTTGACATGACGGGCATTTACTGGAACGCGGACGGCCTCTTGCTCATTATCCGGTTCATCCCAATATTCGTATTTTTTCAATTTATATTTGAAGATGCGGTGGATAAAATTCTCTATAGAGGTGAAACGTCCGTTCTTTTCTCTTTCTTCCAGCATGTATTCTGCAGCCTTATCACCTAACATCTTGATTTTAGTCAGTGACCAAAAGATTTCATCTGTCTGGTAGTCAGTGAAGAACTGCTTCATGGATACGTTGATATCCGGAGGTACAATTTTAGCCCGACTGCATTGTTCCATTTCCGACATCAGCAGAACCACTTCTTTATCATCCGCCCACTGGAGAGCAATTGTATAGAATGCCGAGGGATAGTTCGCTTTCAGCCAGGCACCGGCAAAGGCCGTAAGCGCGTATGCGGCTGCATGCGACCGGTTAAATGAATACTTTCCTGCAACCTCAATTTTATGCCAAATTTCTTCTGCCTCATAATCCGGACAGCCGTTTTGGATAGCCCCGGCAAGAAAATCCGTTTTTAAGGAAGCCATCAAGTCTGCTTTCTTCTTTCCGATAGCCTTTCGCAAGTAGTCGGTCTTTCCCAGATCAAAGCCTCCGAGACTGTGTGCGATGGACATAAACTGTTCCTGATAACAATTGTGAACAATCATATTGTTGGCACAAAAACTATGTCTTTTCCAAACGCTTAGGTCATAAGTCATTTTCTCAGAACTCAGAGTAACAGATAACACTGGGCACCAGATTGGATACTGTCTGTATTCTTCATCTATTTTATCGTCCTGAGTATAAAATGTCTTGATACGATGTTCTCCGGGGATAAGTTTGCTAGCTTGTACCCAGCCTAACTGGGTCAATACCCGATGATCAGCCGTACAATATAGCTTTCTTCCCATAGAGGTTTTGATAAGAACTGTTTTCTTTATCCCCTTCTTGTATGTTCGTGTTACTTGCTGGAAAGTGCCGTCTTCTGTAAGGACAAAATCTCCGGGTATTATATTCTGAATCGG